CAATTCGGAATGATCCATAGCACCAAGTAATCTCTCTCTCAAAATCTCATCTGAATTTTCATTAGATAACAAATACTTCTCTACTACATTCAGGTAGTAATCAACCATATCATCTTTCAATTCCAACACAGTCACAATTTCTGCAATGTCGATGCAAGCGGCATCGACTTTAATCAACTCACCAGGCAACCAAGGCATCATAGCCAAGATAGTTGCACCAGTTGGAATCCTACGAAAAACTAATTTCATAGGGTGTTGTAGTATAATAGTGTTCGACTCTATATCTTCGACAAAGGCGGAGATAATGTCATCACCTGTTGCCAATCTAAAAAGTTTAATTGATAATTCGTTGTTCATTCTTTTATATCTACGTTGTAAAATTTATATTCAAATTTCTCTTCATCGTATATTTTAACACGTTCTACGAAATGATGCAAGGTATAATTGGTATGTTTGCCTATTCTAAAATCATCTGCGATATCATATAAGACAGCTTGGTCTTTGTTATCACCTAATCGTAGTACACGACCAATAGATTGTAAGTTTCTAATTCTAGATTTAGATGGTGATGCAAATATTACATTGTGTAGATTACGAATGTTAATACCAGTAGAGAATGTACCATAAGATGCAACAATGATTGCATTAGTTTCTTTCTCTGTTACGGCACGAACGTTCTCTCGTTCTTCCACATCAGTACCACCATAAACAAAAGATATTGTCCTATCTATGTTAGAGTCTTTGATGTGTTCATATAAAAACTTACCATGTTTATCTACATATTGAAATAGTACAAGTGTGTTGCCTTCTAGTGATAAAGTTAGATTCTTAATAAAATCATTTCTCTTTCTACTGGCAACAATGTAATCCATTTCAGCGTTGTAATCCCAATCTCTGGACTCTTTACATACCACATCTGGATATTTCAATACGATACATTTAATTTTAAACTCAGCAGCATGTTTGTTTTCAATCAACTCTTTAGTTGTTGTTGCCTTGTGTACTGCGCCAAACAAACCTTCTAGTACTAATCTGTGTGTCTGAGTACCATCTAGTGTTCCAGTACATCCAACACGCATGGATGCATTGACACAACCAGATAGTATAGTTGTTAGTGACTTTGCTTTAAACTGGTGGGCCTCATCACCTAGTACATAATCAAACTGTTCAAAGTATTCTTTCTCTCTGTTGTATATAGATTGCCACGTTGTGATAGTTAAAAACTTATCTGTGTGTTTATCTTTACCTGCATACTGTCGGTGACAATACGTATCAACATCATAACCATATGACTTGAAATCAGAATACATTTGTTCAACTAACGATGTAGTTGGTACAATTAATAAACCTTTAGAGTGATTCTGTTCTTGTATCTTAGAAAGAATCATATAAAGAATAAGAGATTTGCCTGATGCTGTTGGTGATAACAACAACATTCGTCTGTTGCGAATGGCTTTTACGAATGCATCTAATTGGTAATCACGTACTTCTAATGGCAAATTTAAAGATGTGATAAATTCTTTTGCTTCGTGTACCGAGAAGTTAGTTGTGATGTTAACTTCTTTTTCTAGTTCTAATGTGTATTCACGTTCTTCGCAAAACTTTTGAATGTATGGAACTAAACCATGATAGATATTAAATGTTCTTAAGTCTGCCAATCTAATCTTGCCGTCCCATATGCGAGACTTGTAAGCAGGAGTAAATTGATAACCAGGAACATAGAATGTGAAATAATCACTTAACTCTTGTGCTATGTTTCTTTCACATTCAAACCTAATGTAAGCTTCATTAAGTTTCTTTAATATCAAATCTGCCATTAACCTATACCTTGTATGAACCTCTCCCAAGCAATATAGTCACGTAACTGAAATGTACGACTGTTGAGTTCTTTCATAATACTTTGGCAAACGTCAACGATTTCATCATGCATAATTTTGCTGGCAGAGAGTTTGTTTAAATCTTCGTCACTATCAAAGTATGTAGTAATGTCGGATTTCAACACAAACGGAAATGGTTCCCATCCGTATTTTTTTAATTCTTCATCATCCATTTTGCCTGTATAATATTCCCACTTTATTTTTTTATATTTGTTAAACTTAAACTCAGCTTCTTTAGATTGAAGTCGGTGCTTTGACATGATAGTCAAATACTTTGAGTGTAGTTGTGGAATATTAATCAGTTCAACATTAGGTTGTGTGCGGTCAATCTGTGCATCTTTACGCCACATTTCCAATAGTTCTTCAAGTTTAGTCATAGAGCCTCCTAGTTAGGAGTATACATTATAAATTACAGTTTGTCAATATCGTAATAGGTATATCTGAATGTGGCATCGGCAGTAATGATATTATCTGGCGTGTCGGTAGATGACATAGAGAAAGAAGAAATGCTTGTCGGGAACACTTCGTAGAATTTAAATCGGTACAATGGAATATTAGATGAAGACAATATGGTAAGTGTCGCATCAGAGTATTGTGGGCCGGTAGTTTTGCCTAAAGTTGAATATCGATTTAAATTTGCCAAGTTTTGATATTCTGAATAATCTTTAGGGAAAGTCATAGCACGAATCCAATCGTGTACTTCTTTCCATGCTTGTATTTCTTCATCAACCATAAATGTTACGTTGAGTAAATCATACATTGCTTTTTCACCAGGAATATACATGTCAACAAATGGTGTTGGTTTTGGAATTTCAGACAATGAGATTCCAGGTACCGTTGCCGTTTGGCAAAAGTATTGCATATTCGGTAGTCGACCAAAATTTAACTCAAATTTATTTGGATGAATTAAATTTGGATTTGATGGGTTTCTTGTTAGTGCTGTCATACGTATATTTAGGCGAAAAAAAAGAGAAGGTCTTTCGACCCTCTCTTTTAAGTAACCCTCTTAACGGGGTTTCTATTACATCAAGTTCGAAATCTTGAATGCACGATAGTACAAGTTAGCTCTAGCAGTCAATGCGCCAACGCCTTGTGTAGTACCTTCAGCAAATGGATTAGCAACTAGACCGTAACGAGTCTTGAAACCAATTTTTGGTTGGAAGTTGTTTGTATCAACTGCACGAACCATTTGTAGAGGAACGTATGGGCAGTAGAAAATACCTGCGTCATATGCATTAGAACCTTTGTAACCCATAACAGCAAACTCAGATGTGGAGTTAGCGGCGAAATATGGATCGATATACACCTTGATACGACCAAACAAAGTACCAGCAAATGTGTTACCTGTATCGTCAACTGTCAAGTTAACTTGGCTGTTCAAAGCAGATTGGTAGTCTAGAAGACCAGCCATTGCCAAAGCAGAAGCAACGTCAGATGAACAGATCATCACGTTACCTTTACCACGACGGGTTGTCTTAGCGATTGTATTGGCTTCACGTTCCAATTGGAATGCCAAACCTTTAATCTTCTCAACCATCCAGCGACCATTGGAGTCTGTATCCAAATCGAATGTACCTGCTGTAGTAGTACCAACTTGAGCACCAACTTTAGCAACAGAGTAAATTGTACGGATAACTTCACGGTTAATTTCAGCAAGAATTTCAGTTGACAAAATGTTTGCCAATTCTGTTTCTGCGTCTAGACCATGAACTGCCTTCAAGTCTTGTGCCAATTCCATTGAGTACTCTGCCTTCAAAGCACGTGACTTTGCAGTAACAGAAACTTTCTCAATTGAGAAGCCCATTTCGTTGAATGTCAAATCTTCAGCAACAGAAGTTGACATTGCACCGCCAGTTGTAACTGTAGAAGCAAAAACGTTTTGGTTACCCAAAGCAGTGTTAGCAGCCATAGAAACAGTTGTTTGTGTCGCTTTGTCACCTGCGAAACCAGTGTTGGCTTCATTGTAGAATGCTTCGATAGCACTGCTATTCATATCACGGTTAGTACCGTAAGTAGAACGCATTGCAAAGATCAAGCCTGTTGGGCCTGTCATTGGTTGTACGCCAGCGATATCATAAGCGATAAGGTTAGGCAAAGAACGGCGAACCAAGCTGATTAAGATTGGATCGAAACCGGCAACAGGGCCTGTTCCAGTAGAACCACCGGAATAACCTGTACCACCTAAAGAGTTAGTTGGTGCAGTTTCCATCATCATACCAGATTGCTTCTGCATTTCTTGAGCTTGATTCTCAAGAATAACAGCAGTCACAGCCTTGCGGTATGGGTCAGTAATTTTTGGTAGTTCTGGGTGGTCAATGACCGCTGCCCATTTGGTCTGAAGTTGTTCAGAAAGTAACATGTTTAATCTCCTTGATTAATTTATAGTTTGGTTTTAGAAATAGCGTTTGCAACAGATGACACATATGGGTCGGCGCTTACTGGTTTCTTAGTTTCGCCTGCGTCTTCTGCAGATACCTGTTCGTGTAGTTGCTCTTCGTCTGCCTTTTTAACGCCAGATGGGAAGTAGTTTTCACGGATTGTTTCAAGTTTATTTTGGTATTCTTCCTCTGTGGAGAATTCAACGCTCTCTGCAAGCGATTTGATTTTTTCAACTTGAGTTTCTGTTAAGCCTTCGCAAACAGAACGGGTAACTTCTTGTTTTGTAGCTTCGATTAAAGATTTCTTGTAACCGATGCTCTTTTCAATTTCTTCATTTAATTTGGACTCTAACTGTTCCACTTTAGTTGCCAACTCATCAACCAATTCTACCTTGTCTTCAGGTACATTGATGTAGTTCTCGGCAAACAATTTGTGTAGACCAGAAATAAAGTCTTCGGCTAATTCAGCACGCAAACCTGATTCGATTGCGATTGCATTTTCTTCTAGCCATTGTTCAACTACGTAGTTAACATAGTCGTCTACTTTTTCTTCTAACTGAGTACGTACAGACTCGATAGCTTCTTCAAGCATACCAGCATACTTAGCTTCAGTTTGTTCTTCGATTTGTTGAATACGGTCAATAACACGTGCTTCAAAAATCGTAGTAACTTTAGATTTGAATTCTTCGGAGATGTTT